GGAATTGTATCAATTGTTTTCTTTCGCATAATAAACCTACCCATGTAATTTAATAAGGTTATTATGTACCAGAACTTATGAAAATACAAGCACAATTATATTCACCGTTAAATGAGCAACGCTGTACTAGATGAAGCATATGAGCGTACGGAGACGAGGCGGTAATGTGTGAAATTTGCAGACAAACGCCGTGTCATTCCCAGTGTCCGCACGCCATAGAGCCATTACATAAAACGTGTGTCATTCGTGGGTGCGCCATATATGACGGAATGGAATATTATCAATCCAATAGCGGGCCGGTATGCCGGTATTGTATGGATGATATGACGGCGAAAGAGATTATCGAACTGACCGGAAATCGGATAGAAGTAGCGTAGGAGGATGTCTTATGGAAGATCATGCGATACATATTCCATGTAAAAAGAAGGAGCCGGGCAAAAGGACAACAGGTAGTTCGGATATCGGAGGATGCATATAACGTTCTGGTTGATATTTATAACGAGTCAACATTGTCCATGAAGGAACTGGCATCTATTTTGATTCTTGATGCATCGAAGCGGGTTGTTTTAGACAAGGAGGATTAAGGAATTGACAAATAAGGAATACAGAAAGCACGAGGGAATCAGCAAATCACAGCTATTTAAGATTACAAAAAGTCCACTTCACTTTAAGCATGCAATTGAAAATCCCCAGGCGGATACCAAGGCATTACTTTTTGGCAGGGCAGCGCATAAATATATCTTGGAAAAGGACGGATTCTTTCAGGAATTTATTATTGCACCGGAAATTGACCGACGGACTAAAGCCGGAAAAGAGGAATGCGCTCAATTTATCATAGACAGTGAAGGCAAGGACGTTATCAGCTATGATGAATTTGAAATCATCCGCCATATGGCTGATGCAATTAAAAATAACCCAGAAGCCAGTGCTTTATTGAGCGGCGAGTATGAGCAAAGCTTTTTCTGGACGGATGAGGCCACCGGTGAGGTTTGTAAGTGTCGGCCAGACTGTATTACGGAGCATGGCGGCATGAAATACATAGTCGATTATAAAACGACTGATTCATGCGAAGACGGACATTTTGAGCGTTCCTGTCGGAAATATGGCTATAAGCTACAGGCCGGAATGTATACGGAGGGGTTATTTCAAAACACTTTTGAACAGTATGGATTTGCGTTCGTTGCGCAGGAGAAAGCGGCTCCTTATGCGGTCAGAATCTACATTTGCACACCGGAATACATCGCCCAGGGATACGACCAGTTTCGGGAGCTGATTGGGATATATCATGATTGCAAGGCAACTGGCAAATGGTACGGATATGAGGGGCCAATGAACTTGATAACGGAACTTTTGGAGGAGGATTACTAATGGATAAGACACATTGGAAGAAATTAGAAAACCCTGATTACCTCGGAAGCTATGCGCTGCAGCCAGGGAAGGATTTGATTGTCCAAATTAAGTCTGTTGGACAAGAGGAAGTTTATAGCCCAACCAGCAATAAGAAAGACGTCTGCACTGTAGCTCATTTCACCGACAGTTTGATTAAACCGATGATCCTTAATGTAACCAATTGTAAGACGATCACTAAACTATACGATACGCCATACATTGAAGACTGGTCGGGAAGGTATATATCAATCTATATATCGAAGGTTAAGGCGTTTGGCGAAACGGTAGAGGCTTTGCGGATTAGACCGAAGGTGCCAACTACGGACAAGATTATTTGCAAGGAGTGCGGGAAAGAAATAATCGCGGCCGCTAGAAAGTCTGCCAGAGAACTGGCTGACATCGCTGTTAAGAACTGTGGCCGGGAATTATGTCTTGGATGCATGAAAAAGGAAAAAGAAAAGATGGAGGAAAGTGCCTGTGGTAAACAAAGTAATCCTACAGGGTAGGCTAACCCGGGACGTGGAATTAAAGCGCACCCAAAGCGATGTGGCAAATTGCGAGTTCACGGTTGCTTGGTCAGAAAAATACAAGGAAACTGAGACGAAATGCTTTCTCAGATGTAAGGCCTGGAGAAACACGGCGGAATTTATCAGCAAATATTTTTTCAAGGGTCAGGAAATTGTAATAGATGGTCATCTGGTAACAGAAGAGTGGCAATCAGAAGGGGAAAAGAAAAGCCGGACGATTTGCGTGATAGACAAGGCTAACTTTTGTGGCTCTAAGTCTGAAAACGGTGGATCTAATCGTGGGACACAGATCGGCGATGGCTTTGTTAATATTCCGGATGATGTTGATGATGAATCACTACCGTTTAATTAAGGCGGTGAGATGATTGATTATTGTGGATACACGGGAAAAGAAATGGAATCATATAGAGGATTACTTTAAAAGGCACAACATTGAGTATGAAACCAAAATGCTTGACGTGGCGGATTATGTATTATCCGGCAAACCGAGATTAGTCATAGACCGGAAACAAAATCTTCAAGAGTGTTGTAAGAATCTATGCAGTTCCGATAGCAATAGGTTCTGGAGAGAGATCAGACGGTCAAAGGAAAGCGGAATTAAGATGATTGTCTTGATTGAACACGGGGGATCGTATAAGTCGATCAAGGATGTGGCGAATTGGAAGAATAAATATTCCAAGATATCTGGCCGCAAGTTGATGGAGGAAATGTACCGGGTTCATATTTCTTACGGTATAGAATGGTTATTCTGCTCAAAACGGAGCACTGGGAAACGGATTGTTGAGCTGCTGGGTGGTGATACAGGTGACTAAAGAGGAAATTAAAGCTATTTACAGTATGCGGGATATCGTGGCTCGTTACGATCTCCAGCCAAACCGATCCGGATACATTCATTGCCCATTTCATCGCGACCCCGGTCCGTCACTGAAAATCTACGAAAAGGACTTTCACTGTTTTGGGTGCGGTGCAAATGGGGACATCTTTGATTTTGTCCAGATGATGGATGATGTATCGTTTAAAGAAGCCTTTCAGATCTTGGGCGGAGCCTATGAGAGCCCGTCCTTTTCTTCCCGGCTGGCTATTTATAAAGCGCAGAAGCAGAAAAAAATGCGCCAGAAAGAGCAGGTGAGACAGGCGGAAGAGCGACGGCTTAACAATATGCTCATCAGCATCTACAGAGCCTATATGGAGCGATCAGAGCCGCTTGGCGAAGTGTGGACTGATTGCTATAACCATCTTCAATATCAGCTCTATGTGCAATCTGAATTAAACGGAATGGAGGCGAGGTGGTAGCATGGTGCCGCTGAATGAATTAACGGCAGAATCAATACTGTCTGATGGAACATTGACGGAAGTATTCGACGAAGAAGATGAAATACATAAGGCCAGACTGCTATTATCACTGACCGACAGGGCTAAAGAATTGGGGGTGAAAACTAAATTTGAAAGCCTGATTAAGGCTTACAATAAGGTTCTAAAGGAGACACAGAGGGCGAGGCGAGATAAAGAAGCCCAGCAGCGAAGCTATGATAACTATACGCAATTTGGATCGGACTATCCCGCCTATTACTGTGGAAACTGGGTTGCGGATTCTCATGGGGTCAGGACATATACGCTCCTGGGTGAGCAACTGGCCTGTTATCATCCAATTATACCGGTTCAACGTCTGAAAAATGCTGAGACTAAAAAGGAAAAAATTAGACTGGCATTTCAGAAAGGGTACAGATGGGATGAAATTATCGTAGACAAAGAGATTATTGCTTCTGCAAGCAAGATTGTCAGTTTGGCAAACAGCATATCTGTGACCTCAGAGTCAGCAAAATATTTAGTCCGGTACCTCGCCGATGTTGAGAACTTTAATCTGGGGTTAATTGATACGCAGGTATCTACAACAAAAATGGGGTGGTTTGATGGTGATTTCGTTCCATATACGGAGAACATTGTCTTTGATGGTGAAGCCAAGTATAAAGATATGTTCGATGCTATTGTGGAATGTGGTGATTATGATTTATGGTTACAGTTTGTAAAGGAAACACGCAGGACGGGACGGATCGAGCCACATATATATATGTCAGGCAGTTTTGCTAGTGTATTACTGGGGCAGTTTGACATGTTACCATTCATCCTTAACATTTGGGGAGACTCCGGAAAAGGAAAGACCGTGGCAGCTATGATGGCTGCTAGTGTCTGGGCTTCCCCCAAGGAGGGGATGTTTATGACAGATTCAACAGATTCTCCAACGGCGCTGGAAGTCAGGTGTGATGTCCTTAATGATCTGCCACTTATTTTGGACGACTTGTCTAAGAGAGCGAGACTATATGGTTTAGAGGAAGTTACCGATCTTATATACACATTGTGTGCCGGTAAGGGCAAGGGGCGGTCTGATACGAATTTGTCGCTTCGAAAAACAACATCCTGGAGAAATATTATTTTGACCAATATTGAAAGGCCACTATCGAGCGACACAATGCGTGGAGGTGCTATTAACAGGGTTATAGATGTTGAAATGGAAGATGGCGATATCTTTTTGGATGGAAATGAGGTGGTATCTATTCTGAAAAAGAATTACGGTTTTGCAGGGAAGGAATTTGTCCAGATCGTGCAGGAGGTCGGCAAAGATGCCATTAAGGCTATGCAGCGAGACTTTTATGAGAAGATCCAACAAGCAGCTGAAATCCAGGGGGTACAGAAGGAATCTAAGCAGATGCTGCCGTTATCCGCCATATTGACAGCTGATAAAATAGCTACAGAGCATATCTTCAAAGACGGGATTTATTTGGATATAGAAAAATGTGTTAGGCATCTGAAAAGTCGCGACGAGGTTTCGGAGCATACCAGAGCCTATGAATATATCCAATCAGAGATTTCAATCAATATGTCAAAGTTCAAGCCAGATCCGGATATGGGATACAAGGGCGAGGTCTGGGGAGCGTTTGATAAAAAGACTGGATGCATCTGCATTAACACCAATGCCTTTGCGAAGATTAGCAAGTCAGGTAACTTTGACATAAAAGCTTTTTGCAGTTGGGCGATAAAAAAGGATCTTATGATAACTGACATAAAAAATAAAAAAGTGCAAAAAGTCAAGAAGGTGAATGGGGCAGGAGTGCGCTGTTACTGGATAAAGCTTCCTCCGGAGCAGGACGAATCAGAGTTTGTGAGTGCAGATGATGGGCAAATGGAGATACCGTTTGATTAAAAGTTACACGGTTACACCAGTTACACCCCAAAACATAAGGCTATATAAACGGAATAAAAAATATGCAAGTGTTGCATTTATTTTTTCTTGCTTCATGCGCGAGATAAAATCGGTGTAACTGTGTAACTTTATCGAAAAACCTATAGATATCAAGGGTTTGAGCCGTTACACCGTAGGTGTAACTAAGTGTAACCCGTGTAACAAAGGGAGGTATCATGACAGACGATATCAGGAAATATGCAGAGCAAATGATTTTAAAAACCGGCATCAGGATAGTTCCTGGTCATCACCCGGACTTTAAAAGCAAGCGTCAAGTAGACGAATGGATTGAAACATTTTTAGAACCTCTTCGTGATTATTGTGTACAGAGAAATCTTTCCGATATGACTACGGTAGACTTGAATGAGTACCGGGAAAAACTTGATAGCTTAAAGCGC